GGTGCAGGACATTGAGATGTTATAGCCGTATTCATCAACAATAAAGAATTTCCCGTCCCCGCGTTAAGCCATGCATATGGGAGGGAGGTGTTGAATGAATCTGTTAAAGTAGCCCCCAATACCGCAGGGTTTACGGTAGGTGGATATGCGGGTGGAGCGGGCACTGTGTAAGGGAGAAGCTGCTGAAAGATACCTGATGACCCTACGGCGTTAGCAAACTCTTGTGAGTTCAACATAGCTGGTGGGTCTGGATAGTTTTGTGCCGCAATAAAGTTTAAGGTGACAGTAAAGTCAGGTATTACAATATTCGACGGTTGTGCATCTGCTCCGGTACGTGTGTTTTGTACGCTCTGTATTCCTAACTCAAATCGAAAAGCTGTACCCGCATATATAGCCCCTGGGATTTGGCTTAAATCAAAAGTTATAGAAGCGTTATTAATAGTTTCTCCTGAAGCAGGGTTAATAGTATACGCCGCAGAAGCCCCCGTAGGTGTAGGGAACTCGTCTCCGTCTAAAAATTCCGACTCTGGCCTTACTTGAAAGTTTAAGTTAATAGGATCTCCATCCTTTATAGCGGTAAGATCATATTGCTCTACGAAGTTTCCATACATCAAGCGGTTCCCTTGAATAGTTTGAGCCTGAGCGGTACGAGGAACATTATCATAGAGCCTTAGTAATTCATCTGAACCTAAAACGGAAAGGATATTACTGTTGGTAAACGTATAGGTTTCAAAGACGTTATCGGCTATCCCTAAATCCGCCTTGTTAAATCTTTTTACTATAAATATATTATTACTACTCGTATCTTTATATAGTAGCTGTATATCCTTTACTCGTGATGAACCTGTTGAAAACCAAACTTTAGCTTGATTAAACTTATTAATCATCCCCTCATTTTTCATAGTGTCTACACTAAACTCAAAGTCTTGCGGGGCAAAAGCTGGTGAAGTAAACAGCGACGTAGCGCTATATCCCCCATCTTGGTAACGATATCTATAGGCAAAACATATAAACCTCGTCTCCATATAGTCTTCATCGTTAGGAGCTTCTTGGAGCTCCACGTATGGGGCGCGTAAAGGTTGCGTAGCAGTTACAAGGTTGATGTCCTCAAACCCTGGAGGCTTTACTATTACGCTTATATCCTCCTCCTCGATACCATCTACCACACCATCAGGGGTAGGATAGTTTCTCGTAACATTAATATAACGCGGAGGGTTAAGGTTGTCTGTAAAAAATAAAAGATCTTCAATTTTATCTACCCCGGTAATAAGGTATTCCAGATTAAAATTTAGCACCTCTATACTAACCACATGATACGTTAGTGTATTGGTGTTAGTGTTATATGATAGTATCATATCCACCTCTGGAGCTATAGGGAAAGCAGGGTCCGTGTTTCCAGGATCGGTAACAAACCAGTATATAGTCTCCGCCATCCCATCTTCAAAAGCTCCTATACACTTTGCGTTGGCTGAAAGCTCATTGCCTAAATATTGAATAATAGGAGTTAATAAGGTATTTCCTTTAGAGTTTTCTACCGCCCCAATCTCTGTCGTTTCAGTAGAACCCAAGCGTACATTTAATGCATCTACATATTCGCCTACAGGAACTAAGCGTTCGTCGACGCTTTTGTTCATCTTACCAGCAATAAAGTTAGTTTGTATCAGCATATTACTTTATCCATTTAGCCTGTCCCCTCATATTCATAAGGAGTCTACCAGGGTGCATGTTACTTAATCTAAGTTTAGCATTACGAAGTAAAGACGATTTGTCTTTCCGCGCTCTATTAATAATGTACTCCTGCGCCGACAGTCTATTGTTTAAAATAGAATACTTAATGGCTGCATAGATATAATCTTCAAATAATTTATTCACACTTACCTTAGAGTCTTTCCCTTTCTCCATTCCATCAGAGATATATTCTAATACCACTGACTCCGCGGCCATGCCTGAGCTAAAGTTTATTACTCCCGCTCTTTTATTAATATTAAAAGTAGGGTTGCTGTTAGCCGTCTCAGTATTTAAACCAAACCTTGCTCCTATCTGATAATCGAAATACCAAGCACCCTCATATAGATAACCCATAGCCCCATTATATGGACTGCCTGCGTTTAAGTATATGCTTTTTTTCTGCCCTGTAATTCTATCTAAGTCTAATTGAGAGTCATTGGGTTTAAGAACGTCTCCATACGCATCGAATAAAACCCTATACTCATTGTCTTGAAGGTAAGCTCCACTCCAGTTGGTTTGTATATTTTCCGTGAGAGGCATAAGGACGCCGTTCTTGTACAAAGAAATCCTTACCCAGTTGACATAGTCAGGAGGTAAAACAAAACGCAACTGATCGTTTACTTGTAGCTGAAGGATTTTTATTTCCTTCATAGCGTCATAGTTTAATTCCTGTATAGCTCTCTTAGCAAAGAACAGAACTTGATACCTATTGATATTATTTATAAGCTCATTGTTCCCTTGATACATCAACATAAAATTGTTAACGATATCATCCAATGTAACATATTGATACGACCCCCAGTTCTCATCTTGTGGAGAGACTTGGTTGTTTTCGTAGTATTCGTAATCTGTTATATACGCCATAATCTTTAGCTTGTTTCTTGAGTATCAACCAGTTCTTCAGCTTGACCAAACTCCCTTACTTCCGCTTCTCTTATCTCTATACCTACATATTGGCAAATCTTCGCCACTAAAGAAGGCTCGTCAGAAGACGGTAATTCAAAATCTTGGAAGTCACTTTGAGATTGATCGAATAAAGGTTCTCCACCTACCAATGAAGCGAAAGTCCAATTAGGATTACGAGGGTAGCGGATGTACTGCGCCTTAACATCGCACGGCCCCATCCCATCTCCTATAGTAAAAGGATCATTAAGACCATCCCATATAGTAGGATACACCGAAATCAGGTTACCATCCAAAACATAGCATGGGTACTGTGGTGTAGGATAAGTGAGGTTGCTGCTGGTAAGATTGAATATCTTTCTTTGGCTTACCCTCTCTACCTCTACAATATTATTAGCGTCATATATAGCATATCCTTCTCCTCCCGCACCACCACCTGCAGGGTCTACAAATAAAGCGGCAGAGCACACTATACTCGATCCAGCGGGCGACGCTGTATTAGAAATGTTCTGCACCCACCCCTGCAATCCAGGAGCCCCTGTAGCGGGATATGGAGCCGCGCCTGTAGCGCTTGTGTTTATCACGATATCTCCTGGCTGTACGCCTGTAGTAAAGAAATCTCGAGAGCTGTCTATAAGAAGGGTGGAGTTAGGAATAGAATTGGAAGTGGTTCCACTTACTCTACGCTTGGGATATCTATAAAGTTTATTTATAAGATAGTAATCGCTTGGTAATGAGTACACTGCCGAGCCTGATAAACCAGAGGGTACGTTAGGCACTGACACAGGGTTTAGCTGAGCTAAGAACGCCTGCACAGAAAAGGAGTCTATAACCTCTTCTATATTTTTTATTATATCTGCATAACCTGTACCCGAAGATCTTGCGTTCTCTCTATTTATCCAGTTGTTGTACTGATAAAAGTAATCCTCAAACATATCCATCTGCGCCTGTTTAGCGTAGAGGTTGAAATCTTGGGGTGAGATATATCCGTAGTTATTTTTGTTAGCTATAGCCAACACCGTATTTCGCACCGCATTTATTGAAGCTGGCATAGTGTAAAATTATTTTTACAAAGATAGCACAAAAAAAAAGGGCCCCATTTTTTGGAGCCCTTTCTAATAGTGTGTGTATATAGTTATATACTATACGATGTAATAGGTACCGGAGGGATAAGCAGAGGCGCGACATCCGTTGCCGGAGAGCTCAATAGCTTACGCATCTCATCCACTAAAAACGCCTGCATCTTTAAGGCAGAAGAACTATCATCGTCATGTGTTAGAATTACGATATCTCCAGCTCCAGAAGTATTATAATATATCTTTGTTTGAATGGCGGAAGTATACTTTATTCCTAAAGCAAAAGTTGCAGAAAGTAAAAGTGGCGCGTCAGCTCCGCTGTCCATCTGAAGGTAAAAAAACTTTTTCATGATGATTTTGGTGTTACACTATCAATAGGAATTGGAATACGGTTTGTTATATCAACAAACGGGTCAGACCATGTCCCTCTGGACAAAGCTTCTATAACTAATTGCTGTAAAATATCCACCATACTCCCCTTTTGTATAGAAGACGCCGCCGCCCAGAGAGGGTCTGCGGCTGAAAGTGTTATCTCCAAAACATCCAATGTGGCTGAATTTGACCCAGGAGACATTGCGATGTCTATATCCGTATTAGAGTTGCCTCTTATAGTAACAAAGTTATGAATAGGAATAATATCTTTCAAGCCGTATTCCGTCGTGGTTACTGTTAAAAACTTTTCCATGATTCAGGGGATTAAGAGTAAGTAAAAGTATCTATCCATTGTATACCCTGTGTTCCGTCAGACGGCACGTAAGGCATTGTGATAGAAGCATACCTCCAGCTATCTTGCATAACCATTTCTGCAGACTTCTTAAA